CTTGGTCTTCCAATTCAGTTACTGATTCGGATTTCAAGGACTGCATACCAATGTACTCAGGATCAATCAAGAGACCTGCGTCAGCATCAACTGTGTCACTTCCTGACGTACGATTTATAAACAGCGAACTTGCCACTGAAACCAAACCGAAGTCACCCTCATAAATATTAACTGAAAGCGTGATCTTCTTAGACTCAGCATCCTGGTTAACTTGATATGTGTTACGGGTTGAAGAAGACACTCTTGAGAAGTCAGAAATCTCTCTCTTGAGGCTTGGGCCTGCAAGTAAGGTCAACTGTCCACCGGGCATTCCGTTTGCTTCGTAGAGTTCTTGGAGAACATTATTGAAGGTTGTTTCGGTTTGCGTACCTGTGGTGTCATTAGCAACATTCTGATACTCAGAAGGCACATCAGAAGGTTGTCCACCAACTCCTAACCATTTGAGAAGACCACGAGTCTTGTAAGGTGCACCTGCTCCAGAGTCTGCTTGACGATCCTGTGCAGAACAAAATGCAGATTCAATTCCACGTTTAATTTGTCTTATACTTTTAGACTCGGCCAATGCCATTTCGTTTGAAACGCCAGCCGTATCTACAAGTTCTTGAATATCAGATACTTGGAACGTATCTCTAAATTTCTGCACATAATTTCCAAGACGTGCGCGGTTTGCAGTTTGATTGGTAAAGCTTGTTACGTCTTCGCCTTCATTAACTCCAGAAAAGTCTGGACTTAAAAGCGAGTCAGCTTGCCATTCAAAGAATGTTCCAGATGCTTTTCCCTTTTTTGCCATAGATACCAAAGGTGTAGCCTCTGGCTCTAAAATTGTGATAGTCGACATAATATCTTCTTTATTTCCGACTGTGTTGTACGACGTTGCTTTAGCCATTTTATATATTCTCCTATTTTTGTTTTAAATTTATGCGATTGCTCGCTTTAGTTTTATGTAATTTTGGTAGTCTGCTATGTTACCCGATTTCTCGAACTTGGCATGAGCTGCCTGTATAGCCTTCTTATGTTTACTTCCCTCGGTTCTTGGTTTACTTGCACCTGCTTCTGCACTTGCGACAGGAGCAGTTGGTTTCTTCAATTTCTTGGGTTGACCTGCATTGGCTTGCTTTGCCTTTACTGCCTTTAATCCTTCCACCATAAGTCCAAGTGCAAAATTGCTATTGGGTAGGTGGTCAACTAATGGTTTGTAAAGCGCACTTTGCTTTACCTGCATGAACATTTTGTAATCTTCACTCTCGCCATCACTAAGGAAGTCGAAAGTTTGGATTGCTTGTTGGTCGGATGCTTGACGTTCGTTTATCCAGGCTTCTCTTGCTGGAGCATCTTTGCGAAGGATCTTTTTTGCATTCGCTTTAATTCTCCTCAAGTCCGCTTTGGTGTAAGTCTTGTCTCCATCCTTTACCACATATTCATTGCCAGCGTCATCATACTCTACTTCGTTTTCCATACCCTCATCTGCCCATTCCATGAGCGTGTTGAGGTTATCTACTTCCTTTGCGAGTGCATTGGCATCATTGACATTATGCAGGGCATTATCCTTTAGGAATGCAGGTTGTTCAACAGGCACGGGTGCTTGCTCAACTTGCTGCTGGAGTTCTTGGTTCTCGGCAAGCAACGCTTTCTTCTGGGCGGTAAGCTTTCCAAACCGCTTGATTGCAGAAGCATTAAGATGCTTGGCTAATTCCTTAGACTCCTCCTCGGATAACGTATCCAAATCCAGGTCTTTAAACTTTGAAAGAACATCTGAAGGTTGTACGGGCAACTCAGTTGATTCCTCATCTGATTCTTCCGGCTCTTCAGCAGACTGATCCTCTGACTCCTCTTCCTCTGTAGATTGTGCAACAGGTTCAGATTCCTCTTCGGTGGTGTCAGTTTCCTCAGTCTGGCGTTTCTGCATCAAACTTGATGCGAGTTCTGCCATTGTAAGGTTTCCTTCACCTTGCGTTAAACTATCAACAGAATTTTCGGAGGATTCTGAGACAACCTCTTCTTGAATTGCTTCCATAAGATCAAGGTATAAATTACCTAGTGTAGCAAAATGTAGCCTAATGTAGCAAAAAGGGCAATGAAAAAGCCCTTACGACCTAATCCCCAAAAAGTCGCAAGGGCTTTATACTAACTACTGTAACCAACTAAAGTTTGTAAAAGGTATCTAGTTCCTCATCGATTGCTTCAAGCTTACCTGTCATCATGTAATGGCGATTTGTGCAGTCGATAATTGCTTTTGTCTGCAATTGTCTAATGACTTCTTCCCTCATTGCTTCACGCATTAATATATACTGCTTAAAGTGGGGGTCATTCTTTAACATAGATAATGCCTGGATAGCTTCATCAGGGTCAACATCGTGGTAGGTTTTTCTTTTTCGGGGACTCATTGTGTTAGTGTTAGTATTACTTCTATAAACATAAATAGGGTATCAATCATCACTTCTCGCTCGATGAAGAACATGACCAACAAGACGATCCAATACACTTCTCGTTGCAGATGGGACACATCACTTACGCTTCCTTGCAGTCTTGGCTGCTTTCTTAAATGCCTTGGCAGTGGGTGCGCCTTTTGTTCCGGGCTTTCTCATCTTCTCCTTGCTTCCAGCCTTAATACGTTTTCGTTTTCGGTGAATATTTTTATATAGTGACATCTAACAATCCCATGCTTTGCGTGACCAATAATTGGCACTAAGTTTATTTGTCTTTCCTTTTATCCCACCTGACCTTGCACAGTAGCTCTTCTTTCGTGCAGGCTGGCTTTTCTTAATGGACATACTACTGTCCCCAAAGCGTACGAGTTTTACATCGTCTCCTTGCTTGGCAAGTACGGCAAACTTCTTGGACTTACCTGGTGTACGCTTTGGTTTATTGTATGCACTAAACTTTTGACCTCGGTAGGTAATCATTTTTTCTTTCGTGCTTTTTTCTTCGCAACCTCAGAGAGTTCTCCAAAATGAAATAAAGGCTTACTTGTTTTGCCATGTGTTTTTCCTGTATGGAGTTTTCCATTTGGCATTTTATGATAACCCTTATCCCAAGTTTTTCCGTCTCTCAGATAATGTTTAGCCCCTTTAGCCATTATTTCTTTTTTCGTTTACCTATTTTTTTCATAGGTTTCTTTTTCATTCCATATCCTGGCATAATTTTATCCTCCTGTTTGTGCTGCTCCTGTTGATCCAAATTGTGTGGGTGCTGCTCCCAGCCTTCCAATTTCAGCGTTCGCTTTCTGCTGAACCTGCATGTTTCTTTGTTGCATATAATTGGAAATACGCTCCTGTAATGCCGGATCTTGTTGTACCTTTTGTGCCACATCGGGTTGAGCTAACCATTGCTGGAATATCTGCAACTTCATCTCGTGAGCATCATTTGGTTTAACATTGGGTGGTACACCAGCATAGATTTCTGCAATAGTCTGTCTTTCTTCATCCATTGCTTTCTGCGATGCGGTTTCTTTGGGAAGCATGATACTTTCCGCAGCACCTGGTAAAATCTGTCCGACTGCAATTTGTAATAAACGCTCAGTATCAAGCGTTCCATTCTTGTCGAGTTGTGCGCCAAGTTGTGCAATTGCTTTTACACGATCAAGCATTTGCTCTGGATCTTGTGTGGCTGCATCAAACTGCATGTAAAAATCAAACCTCTCACCAGGGTTTCCCTTGGCATACTTCTGCATGTCTTGCATTCCTGTAACACGGAAGTATTCTTCGTCAGGGCCATACTGCTGGTAGAGCGAGTACACTTGATCAAGCACATGTTTGAGGTGGTGAAATACTTTATCGATTACCTCCTGTTGTTTCATCTGTGCTTCCACAGGATCTACACCCGGTGCGTTTCTTCCAAAGTATCGATTTGCTTGTTCCTGTATATATCTTCGTAACTCGACATTGGATACTGATCCACGAGGTGTGTCTGCAAATCTTACCTCTCCTGGTGTGCGATATGGAATCTTTACCCCCGGCCCGAATCGGGCTGGGGATCTTCCCATCGGAAATTCGATAGGTGGTAAAGTTGCTAATGATTGTGCATCAATTCCGGCATCTGTTTCTGCCTTGAGTACTTGCTGAAGGCTTTCGATAAGCTCCGGGTATGACCGAGACGAGTAAAGTTTCTTGCTTGTTTTCTCAAGGGTAGTAAC